AAAAAGGAACCGGAGGAACTTACATGGGAGAGCAGAAATATACTGATTTTCACTCATTATGACCAATTTACGCCTAAAATACTTTAATAGTTAACTAGTTTACTAATATTATGAATAATGCAACAAAAGTACAAGAAGCAATTACAGAGAAAATAACTTTTTTGGAAAAACTCTCTAAAGATTGTGGATTAGGAAGAACAGCAGAAGATGTTTTGAGAGAGTTTAAGAAATTACAAGCAATTATTGACGGAGAGCAAAATTGACTATATTCTGCCCTAAAGACTCCTGCAAATTTAGATGTGAAGAACTAGATGATTTTATTGACCATGTAAAAAGCGAACATAATGTTCAAACACCGGGAATAGAGAAAATTGATGGAACATATCAAAAAGTGGTTTATGTTTCGGAGGCTAAAAATTGACGCTTGATAGAATTATCGAACTCCAACTGGAAGCCATTGAAAACGCAATAGAGGAGATTTGTAATTGACTAAATACGTTTTGTTTAAAATCGTCGATTCAGATCATGGACACGATATTGATATTCCAAATGGATTCGCACTCGTACATAATGAATATATGGTATCTGTAATGGAAGCACAACTCAGGGAGGCAGAAGGCATTGACGCTTGATCACGAACACGACTCATCTGTTGATATTGACGAGGACATGGAGGACTATGACGAAGCACAGGGATTTTCCTATGGTGTTTGTCGTGCCTGTCGTCAAAGTGGCAACTGTTCAAACGACTCCGGCTATTGCACTGATTGTGACTAGCCACTAACACCTTTATTTTATTATTTTTTTATTCATTTATGCACGCACTTATCCCTCACTTGCCTACATGGGCAGGTATTGCTATTGCCGTTGGCTTAGCATTAGTTTAATCCCATTAGGATTTCTCAAATTTAATTCTGAAACCTAATCTCCCACATTTTATAAACACTTTTAGCAATAAAGAAGGAAAACATATCATTGACGTTTAAGAGCCGTTTGGCGAATGGATTAGCAAAGTTGGGTATTCAATCAGAACAGCCCTATATGCGAAATTCAGGAACCTCAATGGACGTCCATGCTATTCAGGACGCTATGGGAGGATTTAGTCAGCCAGTTTGGGGAGCAGAAATTAATACAGTTGGAGCATATTCAAGAGAAGGTTACACTTCAAAGACTAGAGATACACCTGTCGTTAAATTTAGAACTCAAGCAAAGGCTATGGAACAAGATGAGGACGTTCAACTAGCAATTAATCACTTATCATCTAAAGTAACAGGTGGCGCACATTATTGGAAAGGATTAGATGATGAGGTTTCAGATCATATATCTAAATTCTCTAAACAGATTGACTTTGATTGGTTTGATACTATTTTAGTTAAAGAATTATTGGGATATGGAAATTCCATTTGGAAGCCACGTTTGGGTATTCAGAACATTAGAAACAAAGATGATTTAATGCAAATTCCTATATCTTCATTTGTCGCTGTATGGTGGGATCGACAAAGACGCCCTTACAAGTATGAATTTAGAGGAGCAGAATATCAAGGCTATCATAATCCTCAAGACATTATCGCTTTTAATTGGAACCCTGTCAATGGTAGTGTTATCGGTAATGGCTTCATAACTGCTCTAACAGTTCAGAAAGCATTTGATCAGATTACTCCGGCAGGAACTGAAACTAACACTTTGCCTTCATTACTTGATAGAAAATACTCAACTCACATGACCATGCACATAGCAGAAAGAAGATACATTCCTCATAATGTATATGTCGCAGAAGGCGCAAATCAAGAGGAGCGTGCTTCACTTGCTGCTGATGTTAACACATTGAATCCCGGTGAAGATTTTGTTGTCGGCAAAAAAGTTGAAGTTCAAGAACTAGGAAGTGGACAGAGAGCATTTGATCCAACTCTATTTAGTGATCTTACTCAAGGAGGAATCTTCAAAGCATTAAATGACTTTAGAGGTAAAATGGCAGCAGAATCTTCTCATCAGTTTGCTAACGCAGAGGAATCATCTGTATTGGACGAAATTGGATTGGCTTCATTCCCATTAGCAGTGACAAGACAACTAGAGGCAAAACTATTCAAGCCTTGGTATGAATCACACCCGATGTATTCTGCTAACTATGGAGGTGGAATGATCTCTATGCCTTATGAAGAATGTGACTTTGAACTAAACTTTGGACGAGCAAAGAAGGTTGACATTGAAGCACAAGACGCAATGAAATTAATTGAAATTGGTATTAACTCCGGAGCAATACAAGATCCTAATGAGATAAGGGAATTGCTTGAAGATCATGGACTAGGATTAAGAAAAGAATACACTATGCAATTAATGAATCAATATAATCCTCAAATGCCCGGAATACCTCAACAAATGCCTCCACAAATGGGCATGCCTCAAAACACTATGCAAAATGGAGGAGGACAGTATCAGTTTGATAACCAAGTTCAAGGCAATCCTCCAATGAATAATCCTAACTACAATACAGAAGGCAATAGATTTGTCCCTGAACGATATGACGGTCAACCTTCTAATCCAAGACAAAACTTTGCTTGGACTAAAACTAAATACACCAAAAGACCTCAAATTAATATGCCTATTTCAGAAGGTGGTGTTGGATCCGGACAAAAAGGACATACAACAAACGATCCGTATGAACATCAAAAAGGTTCAAGAAAGTCTAACGGAATAACTACAACTCCACAAAACGTCCCTTCAAGTGAATATCAAAACCACATAGCAGGTATAATGAATATGCCTCCTGCGCAAAAAGCAGCAGCAATTTACAACGACATGACTTCAATAACAGATCCGGATATGACCGGAGATGTTAATTCAGGATATTCAGATCAAATGATAGATATTGTTGCAAGACGATATAACATTTCAAGAGAACAAGCCGATGATATTTGGGGATCAGAAGGTTTAGAATTTAATCCTTAAAGTAATGGACGAATCAATCGCAATCTCCGGTAATTTATCAAGAGTCAAAATTGGAGAAACAGTTTACATGGGACGCAATATCTCAAGGGATTTAACCGATCGGATAAATGAACGTGCTATTGAACTAGCCAAATACGATTTAACTGAACAAGAGATTTTACTTCAAATTATGAAGGAGTTTGCTAATGGCTCTACACATGATCTTGCTAGAGAGGATTGGGGTGATACAACAGGAGAATATGATGAAGCCGGTAATCAAACTGACGCTGTTCCTGATAGTGGCAAGCCTGACGGATATGTAGATGATACAAACTATGTAGCAACCGGAGCCAAAATTAATTCAGAGCCTTATCCAACTAATTTAGAACCGGCTATCAATCAAAGAAATATTCCAGAAGAGGCATTTTATCCACATGAGATATCACTCTATGAAACCCGGAGTAATGAACGCCATGATATGCCGGATATTCTAAAGAAGGCTAACAAAGAAGATCAGCCGTACATACCTGTAAGAATTATCAATGATGATTTAGAAATGAAAGTGCCTGAAAATGAACAGATTGAAGATTTAGCAGATGAGGAAGGCGAACCGGATAAACTTTACATTGAATTACCGGAGGAGGAAATATCACTAACAGAAACAACAACAGAGCCAAGACTAGCACGATTCATGTATTTGGAGAAGAACAACTGTAAAATCTGTAAACCCTTTGATCAGAAAGTCTTTGACCTAAATGATACTGTCCATATTCCAATTATTCCAAGTTTAGGATTAGGCTATACAACTACACACCCGAACTGTCTATGCCAATACAAAGAGTTGAAAACCTCCAAGAAGAAAATTAGCACTCTAAATAAGAAACAGCAAAAGAACTCAACTGCGATAATTAGAGATATTGGAAGGCAAGCCAAAAAGGGCAAACTTCATACCGTCCACGCTGACGGACACATGAGTAAACGAACCCGAAAAACTAATCCAATCTATGAATCAATTAGGATAAGAGAAGCCGTAACAGGAATCAAAAAAGACTTTCAATGGCTAACAGAATCTTATATCTCAAGACTCAAAAAGGTTTCACAAAAGGAAGGTGGCAAATGGCTAATCATTAGAGCCAGTGAAGAAACAATAACTGACCATAGATCAGAAGGCGAACCATACAGAAGGAAATTATCAGGCATGGAGTTATTTGCTACAACTAGAACCTCCATAGGCAAGGATATGGACATTAATCATTATGGAAGGGATTATGCGACAGGAGGTAAAATTGTTGACGCAGAATATGATCCAAGTTTAGGACAATCTCAAATGCTAGTCCTTGAAAGAGATGAGGAGATATTAGACGCAATTAAGGACGGCACTATTGACGCTGTATCTATTAACGGAGGAGCGCCAAGAGAGTCGAATATTGAATGTGGATCAGATGAGTGTTTTGTAGTCCCTAAAGGAGTTGTTTTGGGTGAAGATGATGGAATAGCATTAACTTATGTAGTGACTAGTCCAAACGGAATGTATTGGAAAGGCAAACACGTTCCAAACGCAGAACCCGGAGTCAAGACAACTAAAATCGAAATACTATGAGATATGCGATTTTAGGTTTTCCAAATAGTGGCTCCACCTCTTTAGAGAGCTATTTGAAGCAAGAAGGACATGACGTGATTAGACATGAGATGGCTTACAAATTAGGACACAAGGCAATAGATGATCTGATTAGAGGCAGGAAGGTTATCATAATCACTAGAGAAGGAACTAATGCCTACAAATTAGATCAAAAGAGATTATTGGAACGATTTGATAAATGGGATCCAGAAATAGTCAAACTGGAAGAAATGAAAAAAATAAATACATTCCCTTTATTGAATAAATCGTGACCTATTGTATGTGTAAAGAAAATTTTGAGAAATGTAACTGTAAATCCCATAACTGCGTAAAACACTCTAAAAAGATTGAAAGACCAATCCCTGAAATTCAGAACATTTGGTTAGATCAAGATAATACAACTTCAACCCATACTGTAACATTTCCTCAAGGATCAACTGCTGACTCTACATTCGTTTAATCCATTACTCTGTTCTCCAAGTCCAAGAGATATTAGAGAAGTGGAGGAGGCTCTAAAGGGAATTGGCTATGATATTCTATATGCTAAATATTTCCCTATTCAAGAAGCCGGTGAAAAATTAAGGCAATATTTCTTAGAGCATGAAGAATATACTCATTTGATATGGTGTCCTGATGATTTAGTTATTCGTAAAATGCACGTTGACGCTATTGAAGAAACATTACAAGAGAATCAATTTGATATTTTATCCGGAGTTTGTAATGTAGATACAGATGAAGGCAAGGATCTATTATCTATCACTAAGAATCTGCCTCACCCTACAAGAGTTAATGAATTTGGTTATGGGTGGAGATATTATGATTGGTATCATAAATCAGAAGTTGAAGGCATAATGAAGGTGAAGCACTCCGGAAATGCTGCCGGAACATTTAGCCGGAGGATTATGGAGAAATTACCGTTTAGAGATGATTCAGGATTCAATACGGATAAGGGACGATTTGGATCAGTAGATGTAGTGTTAAGCAATACCTGTGCGCAATATCATTTACCTTTAATCTGTAATACTGATATTCGTATGCTCCACTTGAGGCACTCTGGACAGATTGATATTACTATTGGAGATGGCTTTATGGAATTTATCAAGAATACATAGTGAAAACAGTTTTATCCTAAATTACCACCGTTAAATTATGAAATACTGTAAAAAAGATCTGCTTAATTGTAGAACTTTAACCGAAGCAAACGCCATTATGGAAACATTAAGACCTTCTGAATCTGCTAGAAAACTAGTTGAAACAGCGATTCCCTTAATGACTTCAACTGACGGACGCCAAAGAAGTATTGCACTAGACTTTATGCACACTGCAATCAAAGAGATTGATGATGATAATGACGTAAAACCAAAGAATGGTAGCGTTGAACCACCAACCTCAGAAGCAGTGGAAACCTCCAACACTCAACCGGGTGGATCTACCAATAACCAATCAACCTCTACAACAGGTTTGAAAAGTGAAGGTAGTGAAGAACCTGTCGAGGCAGGAGCAATCGCAACTGAAAATCAAATGAAAGAAGGATTTGGACAACCGGGTATGCCTCAAGGTATTCCGGGACAAATGGATCCTGCTCTACAACAGGCTATGGCTCCTCCGGGACAAATGCCACAAATGAATAATGAACAGATGATGCAACAAATGCGTTACACTGTCCAAGAATCATTAAGACCTATTGTTTCAGAGATTAAATCTCTCAAAGAAGGATTAGTTGCTTTAGATGGTAAAGTGCAAGAAACCGTACAATCAAACACTGTCGCATTAGATATTCCTATCAAGAGCAATGCAATTCCAGTAAGAATCCAAGAAACAGAGCCGGGCGCAAAATCTAGTCCTGCTGACAAAAACAGATTCAATAGAAATGAAATTGCTTTATCTATGGAACGTTTGAACGACGAACTCTCAAGACCGGGCGTCCAATAAACGCACGTTTTTCTTTTTTATTATATACTGAATAGCAGTTTACTAGTAAACTATAATAAGTAAACTAGTTTACTAAAGGTATGATAACTGAAATGCAACACCTCGAAATTTGTGATCAAATTATCGAGAAACATAGCAGTTCAATGACTCCTCTTTATGGAGAGGATTATGGAACAGCAAACTTAGTTAGGGACGGCAGAGCATTCCGTATTTTTGTAAAAGTGCTTGAAGATACCAAAAGTGGTAAAGCAAAATTAGCAGATATAGAAGTATTTGTTGATGTAAACGATAAGCCTTTTGCTAGAATTAGTGGCGTGACTTATCTCCCAAATTTTGTAGTAGATAACAAGGACGTTTACTGGATCCTTGAGCATAAAATCTCCGGTAAATTAAGTGACCAACCTGAATATATGAGCATTGACCGTGAGTATATTCCTAGAAAATACACTACTAGAATGTATCATCATGCTTATGATACTAGCAAAAACGCAGAACAAACTCACCTAGCATTTGTTAAATCCTTCTATGAGGATAAAAACAGAAGCCAAGCAAAAATCAATGTCGAGATTGCCCTAGCAAACTGGGCTTAATCTCTTTTTTCTTTTATTTTAAAAACAGTTTTATCCTATTTCCCATGAGATCAGATAAGAAAATGACTGACTTATATCCCGGTATTTTTGATGGCGCTGTCGATGAGGCAGCAACCGTCATAAATGCTATCGCTGACGAATCCGTTACAATAGGATCTCCAGTAATTGTCGTAGCAGCAGCAACAGGTGAATTGGCTCCTAGAGTCGAACCTAATGCCACTCAAGGCGCAAGAGCCTTTGGTGTTTGTGTTGGTGGACAAGATAATGGAACATACGGTGGCTCTTCCGAAGTTGCAGCAAGTGCAGCAGGTGAAGCAGTTAAAGTATGTACTCAAGGCAGATGTAAAGTTAGAGTCAATGGCTCAACTTCAGCAATTTCTATCAACAGCCCTCTTACAATAGATGCAGTTGACGGAATTGCAGAAATAGCAGCAGCAAGTGATATTGTCTTTGGCATAGCACTTCAAGCAAGCACTGGAGCAAGTGACTTTATACTTTGTCAAGTAAACCCTGAGGGAGTCCTATAAGCATGACATACAAAGACAAATACACACGCAGTTCAATACTTGATCTCCCTGAGTTCAATCACGTGAAAGAAACACTACAAGTTAGTGCTGAAATCCGTGCTAATTCCGGTGAGGAGTTCAATATTTGGAAGCCTATACGAGAAACACCGTTAAAATTGTTTTTCGACAAAAGCGAAGGATCTATGCAAAATAACCGAGCCAATCCACATCTTTCAGAGATTTGGAAAAGACAATTCGGTATTAGAATGGGTGATTACGCTAAAGGCAGTGCTTCAAAATTGCAAGAGACAGTTTCTGTTCCCGGCACACTTTCTGCTTTGAAAATTGCAGATGAGATTATAGAAGGCGCAGAACCTTGGAGTGATTGGAAACAATACTCTCACTTGATCAATATGGACACACCAAAAGTGAACGTTCCAAAAACCCGATATTCAGATCAGGTTGGAGGCGCAAGTGCTGACACCATTAACATCTTCAAAGAAGCAGGAGGAAAACCACCTGTAATGGGAGGTAAAATGGAAACTATTGAGTTGGATTGTAGCAATACAGCCAATTCCTTTAGAGGCACTATTCAAGTTGAACGAAATGATGTAAAAGACAATAATTTCCTAGCAGTAGAACAACCACTCAAAAACGGTGGTAATTTGTTTTATTACTTAGCAGGCAAGAGAATCATTGATACTCTTAACACTGATACTGCAACCAACACTGATACTAGAGCCAACTTGGATCTAGGAACATCTGTTCATTCAGAGTTTGAAGCACTATCAAATGTTATTAGATCAACATTTCCGGGCACGCAAAGAAATAGAGCAGATACAATGTTCATTAATCCTGCTGACGCACATCAAGCCATAGCAACCTCAACTGGAGCAAGTGGAACTTATCCATTCTTGTCCAGATTCATACTTGGACCAACTGACGACAGAGATGTTGTTAATAATTCAGGTTTGGCAGGGGCACTAGGTTTGAAAAACGTTTGGGAAACACCTCAACAAACCTCCGGCACTGTAACTATCACTAAACGTGATGTTGCACAAGTTGTAGGTGTAAGAGAAGATCTCACACTTGAGAACTTTGACCTTACAGTAGGTGGATTGTATAACACTGACTTAGTAATGAGATTTGATGTTCAGGAAGCCGACGAAAATGGAGCCTACAAGGTTACATCATTCTAGGAGTAAATGAATATGTCAAAACTTTTCTGCAAAAGGTGTCAAGCAACCTCAGAAGGAAAAAACTTCGCAGATTGTGACTCCAAAATAGACCACGCAAGAGGTTTATCTATTGGACGCAAATGTGCAGGATTGGAATCTGACCTTGTATTCACCGAAGCAGTAAAAGCAAAAGTGGTAGCAAAAAAGACCTCTAGCAAATAGAGGCAAACCTTTTTTATTTTTTATTTATGATAACAGTTGAATACTTTTAATTATAATGTTCACTGATTGATAGATGAATTGGACAAAACGTGGAGCCAAAATTCTTGGCAGTTATGTTACAGGATATTCCGGAGGATTAGGAACACTCATGGCTCTAGGTGTAATGGACTCTCATGTAACTATACACCTCTTATTCTCAATACCACTGATAACAGGACTCATAACAGCATTACCTCAACTTGGCAAAATCTTACAAGAAATAGGAATGGAATGAGTAATGGGAGTTAAACGATTTTTAGAGAAGAATATCACTTCTCATTATTCCAATGGTAAACCTTCTAAATGTTGGAAATATAATTTATGTAATCTTTTTGATAGTGTTGATGATTAATGGTTAATGAAGGAGATTACTGTTTACGGACACTTGCGTTGGGTTGAAGTACGTTGACTAATTGTCAATAATGTAATAATGTAAAACTACATAATTACAATAATACAAAATCACACTATGCCAAAAACACTAACAATTAGTGACGACACTCACAGGATTCTGAAAATTGAATCAGTGAAAAGAGGAATAACCCTCAATGAACTAGTGGAGGAAAAACTGAAATGCGTATAGCGATAATTTTAGCAATTTCCTTCCTTGTTGGAAGTTATGCCTTTGTATATGCTGATGAGAGAGTGGACGATTCAATTATTGTCCCTTTTGACTTCAATGGAAGAATATGTGGAGTTGTTGAAAATGGTAACTATGTTTGTGAATGGGATCCTAATAGGATTGACGTACAAGACGCAGTATCAAACGGAACAGCAACAATACCTAATCCCGAACAGGCTCAAACTACATTATGCCCTGATAACTTTGAGTTAGCAGATGATAATGTTACTTGTTTACCTGTTATAGAGGAGGTAATTGAGGTTGTAATCCCACCTACTTATCGAGAAAAACAACTTGATAAATATGAAGTGATACTTGAACGACTATTGGAAATTGAAGAACCTGATAGCCATGAAAGAGAGTATATTGCCTTGCTTAAATCAATGGGTGAATGTAGATCCGGCTATGGTCAATCATTAGGAGTCTTTGAAGATCGTTGGTTTCCAATATCGTACACTTGGATCAATGACGGTGAAGCATGGCTAAAGTCCTTTGATTATACCGGACTAGAGGCTCAACTTCATAAAGGAATTGAGGAATGTAAGGCTGTTAGAACAGTATTAAATCCTGTAATTCTTGGTCAATGGTATCAAAATAGAGCCGACGCAGATATGTTTGACAGAAATATCTATCATGGCGACATAGCAAGTGATGTTCCGATATGGAGTCAATCAAGAGTAAATGATGAGGCAAATAACAGAATCGACTTTGATGTTGATGTTTGTGATTATGCTACAAAACATTACTCTGAACATACCAAGAGATACTATGGGTGTCCAACGGTAACAGATTCAGATCCTGCTCCATTCTATCAAAAGAATAATGGAGTTATAGAGTATGCTAATGAGATTGAGGACAGATGGCTCCAATACAAAGAAGATGGTGGCAAAGCCCAAACTAAAGAACTCATGCAGAAAGTGATAGAGGATAAGATTCACAAACTAAGAGAATCATTGAAACAACAAATGAAAATGTTGGAGGACATAGAATGAGTCCAACCACTTTATTTTTTCTAATCGTATTTTTATCAATATGTGTAATAGGAGTAATGAAAACTTATGGAGATACACCTGACGAATGGGTTTATGCTACAAATGATTGGTTAGGGACTAGAGCTGTTCCAATTT